GCGCCTGTAAGGGCACCCTCGAAAGAATTATGAGCGGCAAAGTCGCTTGCTCCGCCGGACGTAAAGGAACCCAGTCTGCGGAAAGCTACATAGTCAACTGCCGCGCCACCTATTGCGTGTGGCCCTACACCAGAGACAATGAGGTCGCCAGCAAGGGTGACATCTTGTGATGAGTCGATAGTGACAGCATCTGCTAGTGTTCCTGCCGCCGCCGTTTGTAGTTTGATAACACCCGGAACTTGTCCTGTTCCTACCGTTCCTTCTGTATCGAAGATGATGGCAGATGACTTCGTATCGGCATCAGTGCCGTCATCACCGAAAGCGTGGATCTCTCCTAACTGATCACCTGACGTTACGGCTGTGTTTGAACCTATGGTTCCATTTCGAGACTTGTAGAAACGGAAGGAAGGGGCATCTGAGCCAGCCGTCCATCGACCGACACCTATGCAACTATCACCTTCGCCAGTACCCAGAACTTCAAATTCTGGTGTAGCATTTGCCATCGAAATTAGAGCAGTGTGGCCGATCACTGCCCCATAACCGTTGGAAACTTTAACGTCACCGCCTAGCGTACTCGCGCCACCCACGGCAAGCGTACTAGCCATATCTACCGCACCGTCGATATCTACTACATCTAGATTGGTAGTTCCGTCTACATCTAAATCACCATTGAAGTCTGCGTTTCCAGCCAGAGTCAATGTTGATGCCATATCAACAGCACCATCAATGTCTACGATATCTAGGTTTGCGGTCCCGTCTACATCTATATCTCCTGCTACGTCAAGGCCTGCCGCACCCGCTAATACCAGATCATCGGCAGACGTATCCCATAGCATATAAGCACTGGCTGTATCACCGAAGAATTTGACATCGTACCCAGTGTCATCGACACCTACGGTAACTGTTCCTTGATTAGATAAAGCACCAGCATTAGTTAATGCCGCTGTCTTAGTTGTTCCTGCTAGATTTAAGTCGGTTAATACGTCATAAACCACACCACCACTACCACCTCCGTCAGTGGCTATAATTTTTGTTTCACCTGCAAGGACTGCTACGTTAGCTCCACTACCACAACTAAATGTGAGTGTGTAAGAAGTAACGTTTTCCATTATCCATACTTTGGATGCGGTGTTTGGTAAAAGCGTTACAGTACAAGCTTGACCACCACCCGTAAGCTTAAGGTAGATTGATCTGTCAGCATCAGAAGCTCCGTCAGCAATAGTAATGTTATCGGTTGACGCATCAGCGATGGCTCTAGTACCGTAGCCGAACGCGTCAGCTATAAGCTCTAGGTTCGTGTTGGTTTTAGTGCCCCAAGTACCTGATTCAGCACCTGTCGCAATCTCCAATAGCCTTAGATTATTATCATATCCCATGTCTTGTTCCTATTGCGTCCAAGTCCAAAGATGTATCAAGATAGGACCAAGGGTATCCATGACACCATCAATCCCCCATCCGTAAGGCAATTTCCATTTTCCCGGCGTACCTTCCTTCGCATGATGACGCCAGTCATAGACCTCCCTTACTCCATAAAGTGCAAGCGCGATACCTGATCCGATTCGTGCGCCAGTAACCCAGCTATCCGGCAGAATTATCGCCCAGAGTACAACATATAGCGTAACCAGCGCGGATATCAGCGCATGATATACCCATGTTGTCCATTCCTTACCGCTCTTGAGAAAGGCAGGAAGACAAGGTTGTAAGTACTTATTTGCCCACACATTGAACATGGCAAAGTCATCTAGCAGTGCCGCCCAGAGTATCACTGGTAAGTGAAGTGCGAGAACAAACCATGCAACACTACTTATAATCATACAGGTATTAACTCCCAATCAGGTGTTTGTGAGTCTGAAACCGCTGACCATCCCGGTGTCTGAGCATCATCTATCGCTCCCCAATCCGGTGTTTGTGAATCATCTATTAGTCCCCAAACCTGTACACTTGATAGTCCTGTCGTTCCTGCTACTCCAGTAACGCTTACAGTGACTCCGGTTCCGCCAGTTGCCGTTACCGAACCCACACCACCTGTCGCCGCAATTCCGGTTGGGCTGACATTTGCATCAGCCGTTACCGTTACTGAACCCAGCGCACTCGTTCCAGCCAAGCCCGTTACCGTAACATTTGCATCTGCCGTTACAGTGACGCTTCCTACTGCTCCTGTTCCAGCCACTCCCGTGACAGAAACATTCGCCGTTCCCGTTACCGTGACACTTCCCACCGCCCCGGTAGCGGCCAATCCCGTTACGGTGACATTTGCATCAGCCGTTACCGTAACACTTCCTACTGCACCCGTTCCAGCTAAACCCGTTACATCAACGGGAACTGGTTCACCCCATGTACTGGAACCCCAAGTAGAACGGCCCCAGCCAGTTATGTTTGCCATACTACGCTATGCGGATAATCGCGTTACTCGCATCTGCCGCAGGGAAAGCAATCGTGAATGTACCAGCAGTAGCCGTTTTCAATGCGCCAAAATCTAGAATAACAACAGCCGGATCACCGCTCGCACTATCATTAAAAATCATTGCACCCATAGCCGAAAACGTAGCAGTAGACCACGAAGTATCAGCAAAATCAGTATAGGCAGTTGTGCTACTTGTCGTAGGATCTACGCGAGTTAGCGTGTTTCCCTTGGCAGAGTAGGCAGATCCTGCATCATTAGTGATTTCGTTGCTACTGGTATACGCCGTAGTAGCGGCAGTAAATGAAGAACTATCTGTATACAGTGCGATCTGGAATGTACTTCCACCTGAATTCTTGAAGTTGTGAACACCTTCCATCAATTCCTTTTTGAAGGAAGTACACATGAAATTTCCTGAAAACGCCATTATAATTTCTCCACTGAATTGGCTAGATCATTATGACCTGCTGAACGTAGCAGGGTAGTTATCCTAGAGCGATCTTCCTTGATCGCTTCCTTGATATAATAGTTGAAGACATGGCGAATACGATCCTTGAACGCCCTCGCCTGATCCACGATCAACGGATGGGCGTCTTCGCCTATTGATATAACCTGCTCCGTAGCACGGTCAGCCCAATGCTCCGGCCCCAGATTAGAGTGTTCAGTGGTTGTTACGATCACATTACCGATCTCGCCGTTAATCATGCCTTAGCCGTCCTTATCGTGCCGTCACGGTATTCATCGCCAGTCATGCGGCCTTCCGCCTGGAGCTTCAGTAGATCCAACGCCTCCTGATACCTCTGCTGATACAATTGCATCATATCCGGGTCACCCTTCATGTAGGTATATGCTTCGACAAGACTGCCATAGAGAAGTGCTGTATCTGCGTTGGTACCCAACCACGAAGGACTCGTATCAACAATTGAAGCTGGCTGATAGTAGTAGTGAAGCTCTGTCACATAGTTTGCATCAGGCGTAGGGCCGATAATGAAAGTGTCCTTATCAAATACCCCATAATACTTCGGAGTACCTTCTGTAGACGCATTTGGATATGTCGATCTGATAAAGTTCGCATCCTTATTCAATAAAAATATCTGGTTGCTGGAACTTGTGATCGACAAAGACAACGGAAAAAGAAAGTCCGAAGGCATAGCTAGATATGCGTTACCATCAGTCATATTACCCGCCATATTCTTACGATTCACAGGCAGGTTCACCGAACGGTAGATACGCTGTTCAGCTTGCTTTACAAATGTCGGTATTGCAGCAACAAAATTTGTTTCAGTATTGTTTGCGTAATCCTTGATGGCCGCAGTGAGTTCAGCGTAGGTCATGTAGTCACCTTCACCATTCCCACCTGTCCATGTGCTATAAGGTTGCCTCCCCCACCTGCGCCCCCGTTTCCTACGGGATCAAACGCAAATAGCCTTCTGCTGGTATCCTGTGCAATGTCCGGTCTAGCATCTCTCAAAGCTTGAGGATCTGCGTAATCACCAAGCCTACCTAAAAAATTCTGAGGTTGATCTTCATCAAGCATATCCTTGCCAACCATCAAGCCCGTCATGCGACCAGCTTTAATCTGAGGCACAAGATCTTTTAGTTTGTACCTGAATCCAGTACGATCACAGAACCCAAAAGCATATTTACCCTTAGCAAAACTAGCCATCAGGAATATCCCCCAGGCACAAAATGAACAGAGGCTCTATCACGATCCTCTTGCTCTGCTAATTGCCATTGATACTCATATTCAGCCTTTAGTTCTGCCGAACGAGAAAAGGATTCCGGGTATTTTTGTGAAATCCTAAATGCAAGCCCCGAAACCAATGCGGGTAAAAAGCGAGCAGGTACATCAGGGTTGGTAGAACCTACCGAACCTGTATCCTCAATACGCCTGATACGCTGGTAGGCAAACGTGTACACCTTGTCTGGTGTCGGCCAAAGATAGGCAACCGGAGCCGCAGCCTGCTTATCAATAAAGATGTTTACAGGACGTCCTTCAGTGAGCTTATTCGGTATCGTGGAGTACTGGGATACACTAAATCTTGAAAGAGGCTGATCATTCTGAGATGTGCCCGTTCCTTCACGAATCCAATACTCAATAAGATCCACGGTATCTGCTGGTAGCGTGATTGTGGAAGTGCTGGCAGTTGTACTCGCAGTTCCTTGTTCTACACACCAGAAGTTGAGTCCACGGTTTGCCCACTCAAGACTCATTAGATTTAGAGAACGACGAGCCGTTTCGATGTCGTAGCCTGTCTTGGATTGAAGGCCACACCTTTCAAACGCCTCTTCGATAACCTCTGCAATCTCAAGATTGAATGTCGCGGTTCCTGAAGTAGCCATTAGTTATCCATAAATTTATTGCATAGAGCAGTATTGGAATCTGCAACACCTTTTACTTTTTTTACTGTTTTGATTATTCCACCACTCCTCATGCGGGAGTAATCCTGCAAATTCATACTGTTCGCAATAGCCTTTTTCAACAGGCCACCAGATGCCTTCTCTTCAAACTCAAGAGCCACTTCTGGTTCATTTGCCCACAGATATCTCCTCTGCTTTTCACTCTTAAATGGCATCAGAATGCCCTCCAGTTCGGATACTCCAAGGCAATATGACTTGTATGCCCGACCTCTTCTTCATAGCCGGGATAATTTTCCGCAAGCCTACTATAGTATCCCCAATTATGATCAGCTTCTGCTTTCTTCTTAGCGACCTTGTTGTATTCGGGTACACTACCTTCTTTTTTTTCAGCCATTAGTAGCTCTTCCTTAGAGCCACCAGCACGGTATATCGGTCACCGCTTGAGTGGCCCGTAGTAGTGAAGTTGATGTCTCCCGTCTTGCCTCCACCTGAATTATTCGTAAGAGGTCCAGCCTGACGGAAATCGTAGAATCCATATCCGCTGAGAGTCCAGCAAATAACATCCGTGGAGGCGTCCCATAGAATATCTACGGTCATACCGGAGCAGTCATACCACATCTGCTGGATCGTAACACCAGCGCATGACTTCCCAGTACCGGATTCGCTCTGGAGGGCGGAAACATCTACCTTGGTCACGGCACTTTCGCCTGAGCCATCGGAGATGTTGGTGAACTTCATAACGGCGATTCGGTCGCCATCTTGGATCGTTTGTGACGTTACTGCGTCAGCCATCTCATTCTCCCCGCGAGGACAGGACTCCTAGCCCCGCTCGCAATAGGAGATATGACCACCCACCCGCAGATGGGTGGCCTTATCTCAGTTTAACTAATCATCTCTTACTGATCGGCAAATGCAGGAGCATCCGCGCCTTCCTGATAGCCCCAAATAATCCAATTTGTCGAATCCTTTGCCAGAAGATTGATTTCAAAGATACCAAAATCTGTCAAAGTTAACTTGGAGTTTGAGTTGCCGTCAGAATAAACAGACGCACTATCCGCATCGGATTGTATATGGACGAGTCCACCAATGTAATAATTGGTGTCAGAACCTGTATCAATGATCAGATTCTCTGCCTCTTCTGCCGCACCGCCATAAATGATCTTTAACCACACCCCCGCCGTAGGCGACGGAAGAGTAAGTGTCCGGTTTGAAGTGATCGCCGGAACAACATTGATCCTGCCACCATTAGCGGTGGCGGTCAGTGTAGTGTCTTCGTCACCCAATGTGATCGGAGTAACCTGCAATCCCGATCCATCTAAACTGAATTCAGTTGTGACTGCACCAGTTGTTGAGTTTTTCGATACTACGTCAAATCCGTCTTCGGATCTGACTGGTCCTGAAAAAGTTGTATTAGCCA